CGGCCCGGGACGCGGCGTTCCCTGCCCCGCAGGACGGTGACCGCTGCTACCGCACGGACATCCGCGCGGAACAGGTGTACAACGCCGCGATGACCGGCTGGTTCAACGCCAGCTTCGCCGCCAACCGGGGTACCTCCGGGTCGGTCGCTATGCAGTGGACCGCGTCCGAGGTCGAGCTGATCAATGTGCCGATCGGGGCGAACATGCCCGTCGGCACCACGTACCGGCTCACCGCCTACGGCATCACGACCGTCATCCTCAACACGACGCCCGACCTGGCGATCAGGTTCCGTCTCGGCGGCATCACCGGCACGATCATGGGCTCCAACTGGTACACGGCGGCCTCGAACCCCGCCTCGGCCACGCGGCCTTTCCAGCTCACGGCCCACGTGACGATCACGTCCACCGGGACCAGCGGCACCTGGTTCGGCAACCTCACCTCGCACTCCCTGATGACCAGCACAACGGCTCTGACGACCACGGGAGCGTCGGTCCGCTGTGACGGCTCATCCGAGATCACCCGGGACACGACGGTGCCCACCAGCGCCTCCCTGACCGTGCAGTGGAGCGCGTCCAGCCCCCTCAACGCGGTCACGATCTACGGCTGGTTCTGGGAGAGGGTCAACTGATGACGCGGTACCTGTACGGGGCGGGCGGGGACGGAGAAGTCGTCCGGACCTCGGGCCTGCCGTATGCCAACGCGGCGGCGTCCGTCTACAACTCGCGCAGCGGCGGGTCCCCGATTACGGACCTCCAGACCCTGACCGGCGCTGCGATCAGCTCGGTGACGTCCGACCCGTACGGGCAGGTGGCGTTCTACGGGCCCGACAACTACATCGGCACCCTGTGGCTGGACTTCGGCGGCGGGGTGCGCTGGGCGCTGTCCCCGAAGGCCGTGGACCTGGCAGCTACTCAGGCCATCGCGGTACAGCGCACGGCGGACGCGTCGGCCCTGAGCTACACGACCAAGTCCACGCTGCCGTACAACACCGCCGACCCGCTGGAACAGGCGCTCGCCGCCAAGCTCGATCCGCTGGTGATCCCCCGGTTCCCGACGCAGACGGCCCGTGACGCCGCCTTCCCGGCGCCGACGAACGGGGACCGCTGCTACCGCACGGATCTGGCGTCGGATCAGTTGTACAACGGCACCTCGTGGGTGACGCTCGTTCAGGCGGGTGCCTGGAACACCGCGAACCTCACGATCACGCCGACGTCCGGCACCATGTCGGTCAACAGCGGCTCCCTGACGATCCGCTACCAGATCCAGGGCAAGGCCGTGATCTTCTCCATCGCGCTTTCCATCGCGGCGGACACGACCTTCGGCACCGGCACCTGGACGATCACAGGGCTCCCGTTCAACATCTCGTCCAACGCTTTCCTGGTCACCCCTTTCCCCGGCCAGGCGGTAGCGGGTTCGAACCGTCTTCTGGTCGTGGGCCAGGCGGAAACAGCGACGACGATATCCCTGTGGTCGTACACGTCGCTCACCAGTACCGCACTCAGCCGTTTCGGCGCCTCTCCGACTCCCGGTGGCGGAGCGTGGGCGGCTTCCAACTTCGTACGCCTCGGCGGCACCGCCGAGCTGGCATAAGGAGCATTTCCATGGGTGATCTCATACGGCGTTATCCGAGCGGGTCCTCGGACTTCGGACCCACCGACACGCAGGTCCAGGTGAGTTACACCGTGGCCGGTACGGACGGCTCCTCGGTGAACGGCACGATCAACACGAACATGCTGCTCACGGACGATCAGATCGATGAACTGTGCGTCGCGTTGCAAGGCGCGTGCGAGGGTCTGCCGTGGGTCGTGACGTCTCTGGTCCAGGTGCAGGAGAACGGCCGCCGGACCTTCACCGTCTCGGAGCCCCCGCCGCAGGGCTAAGAGGGTATTCAGACGAAATAGCCCGCTTTGTTATGATCGGATAAACCGAGAATCAGTTCCCGAGAGGCAAATCAAGTGAGTGTCATGGATAGCCTCGCAAGCGCCGGAGCGGCGGTTGTAGGGAGCTTATGCGTGCTAGGCGGAGCCCGATTCACGTCCCGTAACACCCGGGCTACCGAAGACCGCAAACTCAACAGCAGCGACTTCGAGCTTTTCAAAAAGGCTTACCAAGAGCGCATGGAAGAGTTCGAGAAGCGCCAAGAAGACCAGGAAGCGAAGACGATCAAGGTGGAACGATTACTTCGGCTGGCCCTTAGGCACATTCTGGACCTCCGCTCCGACATGCGCCGCAACGCCGTGAACCCCACGCACGGCACGCCCCCGGAGCTGGAAGCCCTGCTGTGGACGCTCACCGACGACGAGCCGGTGCACGTCCCCCCGCAGCCCCCGGGCGACTGATGCGCGCCACCCGCGCGCAGCTCCGGCAGGCCCTCATCGCCGCCGGGGCCCGCACCGGTACCTGGCGCAACCCCGAGACGGCCGAGATCCTGGCTGCCGTCGCCCTCGCGGCTTCCGGCTCCCAGGGCGAAGCCCAGATCGACCTGGTCAACTACGACTTCCGGGACGACCGGGAGCGCGTCGGGGCTTTCCAGATCGAGACCCGGGCCGACGCGACCGGGCGCAGCACCCCACGGGACCGGGAATGGCTCCTGGACGGCCTGACGAACCAGTGCCTGGCCGCCGTCGCCTTGACGTACATGAACGGGCTCAAGATGTGGCCCCAGTACGCCACGGATGCCTACCAGGTCTACCTCCCCGAGGCGCACCCGCCGCCGATCAAGCGTCCCGAGGGCCAAGTCCCGTTCCAGGCGGCCACGGTCTTCCCCGGGCTTCCCCTGCGTCTGCTCATGAGGGCCTGCGGCTGGATCGCCCCCTCCAACGCCGACGCCGACCGGATAGCCCAGCTTCACGGCCACCCGAGCGCCGCCGACGTACCCCCGGGGTTCATCGTGCGGATCCCAGTACAGCGGGGCTGGTAGGCGGTCCCGTGTCGCAAGCAGGGGAGTACCTGTGAAGAGATTCCGCAACCGCGCGTTCCTGACGGACTTACTGGAGCGCACCGTCGCTACCTACGTCCAGACCTTCCTGGGTCTGGAGCTGTCCAACTACGCGAACCTGTCCGACCTCGGCGCCACCAAGGCCGCCGCTCTCGCAGCCATCCCGGCTGCTCTCGCCGTCGTCAAGGCGGCCCTCAAGGCGAAGCCGGTCCAGGGCGCCTGACCTGTGAAAAAGGGCGGCAGCCGGTACTGGGCTGCCGCCCCTTCGCACTATAGGATCAACTCGTACGCAGGGCTTCTAGCAGGGGTGATTCGCGTGACGACTATGCGGCATACTGCGCAGGATCGATGCGACCGGTGCCGGGCGCAGGGCTACACGACCTGGGGCCTCGGGGCGCTTTTCCTCACGTTCTGCGGCCACCACACCAACAAGTACGCGGAAAACCTCGTGGTCCAGGGGTTCACCATCCGCGTGGACGACACCCTCGCCTTGCACTCAAGGTGATAGGGGTGAACGGCCCTGAGTGCTACAGTAGATACCAATCGCCCCATGCTCTTCCGCTGGGAACGCCAGCGGGCGAACGAAAGGTCAGGTGATTGCCCCTCATGACGGACAGCATCAAGATCAAGCAGCCCGACACGATGGAAACATCCCTGACCTAGGCGGTGATCTGCATCTCCCTGGTGGCCGGACCGAGAAGCCCGGCCACCTCGGAGGGGGATCACAACCCTGAAAGCCCCGCCGTACTCCTTGATCAGTCTCCTCGCTACCGCTGATCAGAGAAGCACGGTGGCCGGGGAGGGCCCGGTGAAACCCCCGGCAGGTCGAGCCTTGACTCCCTGTCGGGGGTCACTCATTTCCCGCACACCGTAAGGAGCCGCACCGTGTCCCACCGGACCTACATCCTCGGGGCCTGTTTCCTGATCGCCGGTATCGCCTGGATCTGGGCCATCGCCCGTCTCGCCCCCGGCGCCCCCAGCGAGGACGACCAGTGACCGCGCTCGCCACCGAGGCGCCCCTGCACCCGCCGCTGCGTCCCTACCAGGCCGACGGCGTGGAGTTCCTGCGGACCCACCCGCGTGCGTACCTGGCCGATGACCCCGGCCTCGGCAAGTCCCGCCAGCTCCTCGAAGCCTCCGTAGGCCGCACGCTCATACTGGCCCCCGCCATGATCCTGGACTCCGGGACGTGGCGGAACGAGGTCAACCGGTGGGCGGACGACCCCAGCCGGTTCACCTACGCCCCCTACACCTCGCTCTGCCGCCGGGAGACCATCCCCGGCAAACCCCTCTACCAGCGGTACAACCGGATCAGCGGCAAGATGCAGACCGCCACGCTGGAAGCCGAGCCGGGATGGAGGGAGCTGATCGGCCCCTTCGCCGAACGCCCCGTGTTCCCCGTCCTGAACAAGGACGGCAGCCACAAGCACACCCGCCCCGTCTCCAAGGTTCTCCCCGAGCCGCGCCCGGAATACCTCCAGCACTGGGACACGATCATCTGCGACGAGGCGCAGCTTCTGAAGGGCCGCAAGACAAGCTGGGTCCTCGCCATGAAGATGCTCTCCCGGATGGCCGACCGGGTCTGGCTTGCCTCCGGCACCCCCATATCCAACTTCGCCCCCGAGCTGTTCGCCCCGCTCCAGCTCCTCTACCCGCGCCTGTCCGGCCCCGGGCAGAAGTTCGGCAGCTACTCCCGGTGGATCGCCAAGTGGTTCCGCACCTCCAAGTCCCGCTTCGGCGGCGAGCACACGCAGATCATCGAGGAGCTGCTGCACTGCTACGACGAGTGCCTGACCAGGCCCGCCTGGGATCCGTGCGACCACTACGAGAGGTTCTTCCGGGAGAACCTGGGGGATCTGTACATCCAGCGCAAGCGGGACGACGTGCTCACCGACCTCCCGCCGATGGACGTGCAGACCGTGCTGTGCCCGATGACGGCGAAGCAGACCGTGCAGTACAAGAAGATGAAGAAGGAGTGCCTGGCCGCAGACCTGGACGGCAACCAACTGGTGGCCTGGTCCAAGGGCGCATCTCACATCAAGCTGGACAAGATGGCCACGGGCCTCGGAGTCTTCACCGGGGACATCGGGGAGTCGGGGAAGCTGGAGCAGTTGCGGTATGACCTGATGGAGCGTTCCCGGCCCACGCTGGTGGTCGCGCACTACCAGGACACGGTGACCGCGTGTGCAGAGGTCGCGCGCAGGGCTGGTAAGAAGGTCCAGCAGATCGACGGCCGGACGAGCAAGGGGGACCGGCTGGCTTTCGTGGAAGCCTTCCAGGCGGGCAAGCTGGATGTGCTGGTCGGTTCCCTGGAGACGATCTCGGAAGGGCTCACGCTCACGGCCGCCGACATGGTGATCTACGTGGAGCACTCCTGGAAGCCGTCCCGCAACGAGCAGGCCCTGCGGCGTATCCACCGGCTGGGGCAGACCCGCCCGGTGACCGCGCTGGACTACGTCACGCCGGGCACGGTGGACGAGAAGAAGCGGGAGCTGCTGGCCACGAAGACGGACCGGCAGATGCGCCATCTGGTCTGGGGAGTTGTTAAGGCTCTCATCTAAGTGCTAGGGTAGATACATACCCGAGAGACACCAACCGAGGAGACTCCCATGACCACGAGGACCCTGTACGCCGTCGCTCTCACGGCCGAGGTTGCCGAGCGCATCCTGTCGCACAGCGGCAGCAACGACTACGTCATGAGCGACAAGGACAACGCGGAGAAGCAGGCCGCCCGTCTGACGGAGCTGTTCGACGCGCCGTACAAGGTCTTCGCCGGTCGGGTCACCGTCGAAATGCTGGAGGACTGAGCAGTGCCGAGCATCACCCCCACCACCCCCGTCGCGCAGGTCCCCGCCCAGGGACTTGCGCGGCGGTCCGAGCCGATCGTCTACCCCCGGGTCACCCCGGACGACGCGGTGATCATGGGATTCGACCCGGGCGGGTCGGACAAGAAGGGCGAGGAAGGGCACGTCGGCGTCACGCTGGGCTGCCGCAACTACGTGGAGATCGACGGGAAGTTCGAACTCCAGTGGCCCGGATGGCGCGTCTACGACACGTTCGAGATGGACCCCGACACGTTCATCCGCTGGTTCGTCCGCAACACCTCCGGCATCGACGGCATCTACGGCGAGATGTACCGGCTGGACAAGGAGAAGGCGTACACCCAGATCGGCTCCTCCATGCCGACGTCCCAGCTCATCGGTTTCGTCCGGATGCACTGCATGCTCTTCGCCCCGCACATCGACGTCGACTGGCAGCCGAACACCATCCTCACCGGCCCGATCTCCGGCCTGCTGCGGGAGAACAAGATCCGGCCCGTCTCCCCGCCCGGCGCGAACGCGGCCAAGGGAAGCACGGGAGACCATCAGCGCAGCTCGGAGCTGCATTGGTGGCACGGCCTGATCCGCGCCGGGCTTGTCGAAGGTATCTCCCTGGCATAGGGTAGATAAGACCACATCACTTGAATCCTGGAGAACTCTCTATGTCTACAACTTCCCCCGAAACCAGCGTCTGGTCCGACAAGCGCGGTCGTCAGCGCGCCCTCTACCCCCGCCAGGCCCAGGCGCTCCAGCTCTACGCGGACGGCCTCAAGATCGCCCAGATCGCCGAAGAGATGGAGATCGCGGTGGGTACCGCCCGGTCCTACGTCGGCGCCGCGAGTGCAGCGCTCGGTGCCGAGAGCCCGACGGACGCGGTCAAGATCGCCCAGGAACGCGGGGAGATCGAGCGCCCGGGACAGCGGCGGGACGTTCCCGGCAGCTAAGCCCTCCTACCTCCGAAAGGGAGATACCGGTCAATCCGGTATCTCCCTTTTGCATTTCCCCGTGCAGATTCCGTACGCAGCGTTTGTTGCAGAGCCCTTTGCGCGTATGATCGGGGCTATCCCCAGGGCCCAGCAGCCTCTTGCCGCTCTCGGGTAGTAGTACCTGCCCCAGGAGTTGCTAGGGTAGAACTCTCATCCCCGCTGCCTCGGAGGCACCTCCCATGCCCCTTCCGCCCCTGAAGGTGAGCTATTCCGGCCTGACCACCGGCCGGGACTGCCCCCTCAAGCACCACTGGCACTACAAGGACGGCTACCGGATCCTGCACGCCGACAAGAAGCTCCAGATCGGCTCCGCCTGGCACGAATGCGTCCTCGAAACGCATTACCAGACGATCAAGGACTACCAGGACTTCACGGACACCGGCCTGTCCCCGATGCGCGACACCGACGAAGAGTGCAGCCTCCTCTCCGTCGCCCGCGACGCCGTGCACGCCCGCCTCACCGCCGCCCTGCGCGGCGAGAGCTACAGCAACCTGGCGGCCGAGGACTACGACACCCTGCGCTGGATGTACGACGGATACATCGCCTTCTACGGGTGCGACCCGCAGTGGCGGATCCTCGACGTCGAACACAAGGGCCTGGCCCCCCTCGGCACCATCACCACGCCGGACGGTCCCCGGGACGTCGTCCTCGACTACCGCATCGACCTCGTGGTCGAAGACATCGAGCTGGGCGGCATCTTCGCCATCGAGTCCAAGTCGACGG